CTATCGATGCGGCAATCCGAGGTGCAAGGCGTGTACGTGGTGACGGCGTACGGCAAGGACAAGGATGGCCGCATCGATAGCGCGCAGGGCGCGGTCTATATCAAGAACGTCCAGGGCGAGGCGCTGGCGAACGCGATCATGAAGGCCGAGACAAAGGCCAAGCGGCGACTGACCCTCTCGATGTGCGGGCTCGGGTTCATGGATACGACCGAGGTCGACACGGTGGCCGATGCGCAGCGCGTGACGGTGGATCACACCACGGGCGAGGTCCTCGGTCCTGAGGTAGACGTCGTACGCAATGCGGACGATCGGCTGTGGCAGCGCTACATGAAGGTGCTGGCCGAGGCGCAGGGGCTGGGCATCCCGCGCAAGCCGTTGCGCTTGCCGCTCGAGCGCACCGACCTGATTGATGAGGGGATGCAGCTCGCGGACCTGATCAAGGCGCGCAAGGCGGAGGTGGAAGTACCGGCGTGAGAGTCGTACCGGCGCCTCGTCCGAATCCGCGGCTGGCGAACCCGGTCTACGAGGTGCGCGGCGACGAGGCCGAGTCGTTGTTCCGACGGCGCGTCATGAAGTTCGCAAAGTTCCGCGGCTGGTTGGTGTTCTACACGGCCGACAGCATCGGTTGCGCGCCGGGGGAGTTCGACCTGCGGCTGTATCGGCCGCCGCGGGTGATTCACGCGGAGCTCAAGTCGCAGCACGGCCACCTGACGCAAGACCAGAAGCGGGCGCGCGTCATTTACGAGGGCTGTCCTGGCATTGAGACGTATGTCTGGCGTCCGAGCGATGAGGCGGAGATCTGGAACCTACTGAACTGAGGAGGGCTGCCACTTACATATGTCGTGGGTGCGATTGGATGGCGGGTATCCGGAGCATCCGAAGGTTGAACGAGTCGGCCATGAGGCGGCGTGGCTGAACGTGTGCGCGTGGGCGTACTGCGCACGCAATTTGACCGACGGGTTCATTCCGAATGACCGGGTGCCACGGCTGGCGAGCGTCCGGCAACCATTGAAGCTGGTGGATCGCCTGGTCGAGGTAGATTTGTGGGAGCGGGTAGACGGCGGCTACCAGGTGCATGACTACCTGGACTACAACCCGAGCCGCGAACAGGTGCAGGAATATCACAAGCAACAGCAAGCGAACGGTCAAGCGGGTGGTCGAGCATCCGCCCGGGCGCGCGGTCAACCGAACGGTGCAGCGAGTGCTCAAGCGAAATCCAAGCACGTCTCCTTAACGGATAGTAATTACTTAAAGACTGACGCTGTTGCTGTAAGGGAAGGGGGTGTGGGGGAAACCAACGGCGGCGGCGGCGGCGATTTTAAATCGCTTGGATCTTTGCTGCCGCGGGGTCGTCGGAAGGCGGCGGCGGCAGCAGCGGCGGATTACACGAATTTGCCACCGGAAGTGCAGGAGCGACTGGCTCGGCCACCGATCCAGGTGACGGATGCTGACGGTTGACGAGGCGCGCACCATCGCCGCCGAGTGGCGCCCGCAATTCGCCGAGGAAGCGTCGTTCGACGAGTCCTGGTCGCGTTTCTTTTCAATGGTCGGCGACCCATCGCCGGACCGGCTGGTGGCGTGGCTCAGCAAGGACCAGGCGAAGGACGCCGTGAAACACGCCGGCATCGTCAAGGAGCCGTTGTTGCCAACCCGCTCGACCTTCACGGCTACGCTGGGCGACTGTCCGCACTGCGGCGGTGACTTCAATGCTTGTCCGTCATGCCACGGGCTGGGCTACGTGCGCCGCGAGCTCGACATCGGCCATCCGGATTTCGGTAAGGCCATCCGTTGTCCGAGGTGCACGCATGCCTAAAGCCCACGAAGTCCTGCGACTGCGCACGACTCGGGTCTGCGCCACGCCCGGCTGTACCGAGAAACCCGAAGCCAAGTCCAGGCTTTGTCTCCGGTGCCAGCTCGAGGGCAAACCCGATCCTCCGCGGCGCCCGAACCGTGACGCAAAACTGTCGGAATCCGAGTGACCCGCGGTGTCGCGCACCCGGTCTCGCTTCGAGCCGAAGCGGTCGCCGCCGTCCTGGCTGGTGCATCGCTCGCCGATGTGGCTCGCCAGTACGGCATCAGCAAGACTACGCTTGCGACGTGGCGTGACCAGGATGACGAAGTTCGTACGGTTCGTACCGAGCAACGCACACGCGAGGAGCGGCTCGACGCCGTAGAGGATCTGCTGTTTGACCTCGTCGCCGAACACGCGAAGACGCTTACGGCCGAACTTCAGTTCGCAACTCGCCCAGAGTGGCTTGAGAAACAATCCGCTGCCGAACTTGCCCAGCTTGTGGGTGCCCAGAAAGAGACGCTTATTCGACTTCTCGTCGGACTCTTCGGTAACCACACTCAGCCCGCCCTCGAGCCCCCTGCTCCAGCACCAGGAGCCACCACCGGGTGACTGGCTCTACTGGGTCCTCATGGCCGGCCGAGGAGCCGGCAAAACCCACGCCGGAGCACGCTTCGTCGACGCCCTGGCACGAAGTCACCCAGGCTTTCGTATCGCTGTTATCGCACCAACTGTCGGAGACGCCCGATCTATCTGCGTTGAAGGCGAGTCTGGACTACTCCGACTCAACCCGAATATTGCGTTTCACCGTTCATGGGGTGAGCTTCGATGGCCGAACGGTGCTCTCGGTCAATTATTCGGAGCGTATACCCCGGAAGACGTCGAGCGACTCCGAGGACCCCAGCACCACGTCGCCTGGTGCGAAGAGTTCGCTGCCTGGCGACAGATCCAGCCCTGCTGGGACATGATGCGGTTGGGTCTGCGCCTCGGCGATCGTCCTCGAGCGGTGATCACGACGACGCCGAAGCCGCGGCCCAAGCTGCTCGAGCTGCTCAAGGACACGCGCACTGTCCTGACCACCGCGCATACCGACGATAACCCGCATCTGCACCCTGACGTACGCGCCGAGCTGTACAGCCAGTATGGCGGCACCCGGCTCGGCCGCCAGGAGCTCGCCGCGGAGGTGCTGACCGATGTCCCTGGCGCGCTCTGGACTCGTGACCGCCTGGAGGCGAACCGAGTTCGTGAATCTCCCACCCTGCTGCGTATCGTCGTGGCGATCGATCCAAGCGGCGGCAGTACGGAAGGACACGCTGAGGTCGGTATCGTGGCCGCCGGGAAAGGCGTGGACGCGCACGGTTACGTACTGCGGGACGTGTCAGAGCGTCTTGCACCTGAGCGTTGGGCGCGACGTGCCGTCCAGCTCTACCACGAGCTGAAGGCTGACCGGATCATCGCCGAGGCCAACTTCGGCGGCCAGATGGTCGAGTCCACGATCAAGACGATCGACCCGAATGTACCCGTCAAACTGGTCACGGCCAGCCGCGGTAAACGCCTCCGAGCCGAGCCCGTGTCAGCGCTTGACGAGCAGGGCAGAATCCACCACGTAGGCGCGTTTCCGATGCTCGAGGATCAATTGTGCAACTGGGTGCCAGACTCGGGCGACCCGTCACCAGACCGACTCGATGCGCGCGTCTGGGCCATCACCGAGTTGTTACTCGGGAATGCGGAGGTCAAGTTCATCTGATGCCCGATTGGTGGCGCCACCCAACCCGCAAGACCCCGCCGCAGCCGCAGCAGTCGGCATCGCCGCCGGTCGTCGAACAGAAATTGTACTTATACCCCGATTACCTGAACCCCACGCTGGCCACCGACCCCGACATCTACGCCGCGATCCGCATGGGCACGCTCGTCCACGGTCCTGGCGCGACGGACCTGATCTACCGCGCCTGGCATAACGAGGACCTGAACTCCGCGGTCTACGCGTGCCTGACGGCGATCTGCACCGCGTACCCGGAGGCACCGGCCAAGGTCTACCTCGAGACGAACCCCGGTGAGCGCGACGAGCAGCCCGACCACCCGCTCAAGCAGCTCCTGGACAACCCGAACCCGTTTTTGACCCGCGAGCAGGTCCTGCATTACACGCAGTGGTCGAAGCACCTCGCCGGGAACGCCTACTGGCGCAAGATCCGCTCGGGCGGTAGCGGCAGTGGCTCGAACGTGGTCGCGGTGTGGCCGATCAGCCCGATGCGCGTCCAGCCGGTGACGACGAAAGAGGATGCGGCGCGCGGGATCTTCATCTCGTACTACGCCTACACGTTCGACCCGGCCCAGGACGCCGAGCGCATCCCGCCCGAAGACATCATCCACTTCCGGCTGGGCATCGACGACAAGGACCACCGGGTCGGCTCGAGCCCGCTCGCCCGCCTGGTGCGCGAGGTCGCCGGCGACGACGAGGCGCACAAGTGGCAGACATCCATGCTCGAGAATGGCGGCACGGTCGGCATGCTGATCCAGGTGCCGATCGACGCGAACATCACCCAGGAGCAGGCCGAGGAGATGAAGGCCCGTTTCGAGGACCGCTTCGGCGGCAATAACCGCGGCCGCACTGGTGTCCTGATGGGCGGCGCGAGTGCCACGCCGTACGGCTTCAGCCCCGAGCAGATGGACATGAAAGCGCTGCACCGCATCCCCGAGGAGCGCATCGCCGCGGTGCTCAGAGTGCCGGCCATCATTGCGGGCCTGGGTGCTGGCCTGGACCGCAGCACCTACGCGAACTTCCGCGAGGCGCGCGAGATGTTCGCCGAGATGACGCTGATGCCGCTGTACGCGTTCGACCAGGCCACGCTGAACATGCAGCTCACGCCGGAGTTCACCAGCGACAAGCGGATCAAGGTCGCGTTCGATATCACCGATCTGCGCGCCTTGCAGGAAGACGAGGACGCGAAGTACGCGCGCCTCGACCAGGCCGTACGGACGGGCTGGATACGCAAGAACGAGGCACGCTCCGACGTTGGCCTGCCGCCGGATATGGACGACACGGTGCCGGTGCCGGCCGCCAACCCGTTGGGCCAGCCAGGACAGGACCAGCAGCGTCAGCCGACACCAACCGATGCGGGCAAGAAGGCGCTGTCGCCGATGCTGCCGAACGTCCTTCAGGCACTGGTCGACATGGGCGTGCCTGGATTGCAGGACGACCTCGAGGAGTACTTCGACGGACAGCGCGTGCGGGTGAAGTCCGCGCTCGTGAGCAATGGCTGATGCCCATCGTCAATGACGTCGTGTGTGATCGCTGTTTCGTGCGACAGCCCCGTGAGCAAGAGGGGAGACTGCCCTCGAATTGGCTTGGAATTACTGACTATGCACCCGCCGGACAGCCGAACCCGATCTGGACGTTCTGCTCTTGGAAATGTGTCGGGCTGTTTGGTTGGGAGCGTGAGAAAGAACCCGCACTTCAACTCTGATGGCTGAACTGGGCGATATCTACGACTCTGAGGCTGAGATGCGGCGGCTCTACGACATCCTGGCGCCGCGCTATGTGGCCATGCTGCTCGCCGTGCATAACAGCCTGCAGCGCCAACTCCCGAACGTGAACATCCTGCGCTACCGCGTTTCGGACGCCGACGTTGCCGCACTGCTCACTGAGGCGGCCCAGCAAGTCGTGCGTATCGACGAGACCACGCGTCAGGCGATTCGCGACCAGCTCGTCGTCGGCCAGGCCAACGGCTTCAGCAACTGGGAGATCGCCAACGGCCGCGCGGACGCCGGCTACCCCGGTATCCAGGGCGTGTACATGGAGACCTGGAAGGGCCGACCCGAGATGATTGCGCGCACCGAACTGCAGCACGCGCAGAACGAGGCGAGCATGAACCGCTACCAGGCGGCCAATGTCGAGCACGTCCGGATCGTCGACGGTGACGAGTGGGACCGGCCGTGCGCCGACCGCGACGGCACGGTCGTGCCGATCACCGACCGGCCGCAGCTCAACCATCCGAATTGCACCATGATCCTCGTGCCGATCGTGTCGGAGGAGGTGGCCTGATGCCCGGCAAAAAGTACGCGTCGATCAAGCGGCCGAAAATGTACGAGGGCTTGCGTCGCCACGGGTTCAGCAAGACTCGCGCGGCCAAGATCAGCAACGCCGCGGCGCGGAAAGGCAGGCGGCGCCGGCGTTGAAGCCCAGGGAACCGCGTAATGCGGAACGCGACGCCGAGTGGCTGCGCCGCTGGCAGTACGAGGGCGTGACACTCCGTGAGCTGGCTAACCAGTACGGCATGTCGATCAGCGGCGTAAGCCGCGCGGTCAACCGGGTTTGGGAGTATCAACGACAGCTAGAGGACTGGCGGCGCCGGTGTTGAACGGGCCGCGGGTTCTGGCGCTCACGGGCGACGAGTCAGGCCCGACCCTGTGGCGCGTGTGGCAACCGTATACCGAGCTGCAGCGGCGTGGGTACGGGGCCTGGTTCCGCCACAAAGATGACCCCGACATGGATGCACCCGAGTGGCCCTACCTGGCGGCCACGCGGCTCGAGGCGATCGTCATTCCTCGGTTCTTCTGGCGCGACCATGTGACGTCGCGCCGCTGGGTGAACACCCTGCACAAGGCCGGGCTGGCCGTCATTTACGACCTGGATGATGACACGCTCACGCCGCAGATCGGAGCGCGTCAACATGCCACGACTGAGAAAGACAAGCCCCTCGCCGAGCTCGAACAAGACCGTCGAGACCGTATCGCCGCCCTACGACTCTGCGACGGCGTCACCACCAGTAATCCCAACCTTCGGGCTGTCATCGAGCAGTACGTGGATGTTCCAGTGCTCGAGGTGCCGAACCGTATTGACGCTGCGTGGTTCCGGCGGACCATGCACGGGGTGCGGCGCGTTGTGGACCCGCTCACCATAGGCTGGGCAGGAGGAGCACGCTATGACGAGGACCTCGAACCCCTGGCCGCAGCCTGGCACAACGTCGCCAAACGGTTTCCCGATGTCCGGTTCGTCGTCCAGGGCCATCTGGCGCCATTGCTCGTGCAGGCAGTGCCGGCGGATCAGGTCGTTTGTCTACCCTGGGTATCTGTGGCCGAGTATCCCCGCGGCCTCAGGAACATCGACATTGGCTGCGCCAGCGTGGCGCCCAACCACTTCAATCGTTGCAAGACGCCGATAAAACTGTTCGAGTTCACGCTGGCCGGCGCGGTCTCGGTGGTCTCACCCACGCTCTACGGTTCAGCAGTGCAGCCTGGGGTAGATGCGTTGATCGCCGAGACCGCGGCCGAATGGGAGGCCGCGCTCGTGCGCCTGGTCGAAGAGCCCGAGCTGCGCCGGCGCTTATGGCGTGCCCAGCGTAGGCGCGTGGCGACCGAGCATTCTCTCGCGAATCACGTCCTCGATTGGCCCAAGGCTTGGACACAGATCCTCGAGCACTTCCGAGCAAACCAGCAGGCAGCATGAAGGACTACCGCTGCCCGGAGTGCGGGCGTTTGCTGTTCAAGTCCGACACGTCCGCGGGCACCATTCAGACCTACTGCAAGACATGCGGCGCCCTGCGCGTCATCCATCTTGACCACAAGGTCATAACGCCGCACACTACCCGCTAGGAATCCGTCGAGGGCCGCCGAGCCCCTAGTGCGCCAGAGTGGCCGCCGAGCCGCCCGTGCGCGTGGGGTTGCGGCGTGCTCTACAAGTCCGTCGGATTCGAACTCGAGGAGCTGAAGAGCCGCGGGGACGACGGCTGGTCGTTCACCGGCTACGCCTCGACCTTCGGCAACGTTGACGAGGGCGGCGACGTCGTCCTCCGCGGCGCGTTTTCCTCCTCACTCGCACGGCGCGTGCCCAGGCTTCTCTGGCAGCACGACATGCACGAGCCGATCGGCAAGGTGCTCGGCCTGACCGAGGACGACCGTGGCTTGCACGGCGAGTTCAAGATCAGCCGGACCACGCGCGGCCACGACGCCTACCAACTGCTGCGCGACGGCGCCATCGACAGCATGTCGATCGGCTATATCCCCGACGAACAGGACTTCGACGAGAAGTCTGGCATTCGCCAGCTCAAGTCCGTCGAACTCCTCGAGATCTCGCTCGTCAGCATCCCGATGAACGGGGAGGCCCGCATTACCGCGGTCAAGGCTGCACGAGTACCCGAGCCCGTTGTTTCCGGGCCGACCATCGCCTCCCTTCGCCTGCAGATCACACGCAAGCGCCTCGAGCGCATCGGAGTCCACGTATGAGCGGCAACAACGGCACTGCGGAGTCGGTCTACAAGGCCGAGCCCATCTTCACCAAGGAACAGGTCGCGGGCATGGTCATGCCCGAGCTGATGGCCAATATCAAGGACCAGTACGACCGGTCCGACGAGATCGAACGCAAGTACGACGGCGTGATCGCCGATCCCGAGGACGAGCACCAGGTCAAGCGGCATCTGCTGACCATCGACCTGCTCATGGATCAGCAGGCGAAGCTGCAGGAAGCGCTCGACCGCAAGGATCGCGTGCGCAACGGGCTCGCCGAGTACTCGCGGCCGACCGGCCACCGCAGCGCCTTCAGCGAGCCGACGAGCGAGCAGCAGCTCAGCCCAGGCGACCAGTTTGTCCGCAGCAACGAATACAAGCGGATGCACGCCGGCGGCGCGTTCAACTCGAACCTCAAGCGGAACGAGTTCAGCGTCGACATGAGCTCGGGCACGAGCCTGATCTCGTGGCAGAAGGCGATCCAGCAGAAAGCGCTCGTCTACTCGGCCACCGGTTCAGCCGGCGCCCTGGTCGCGAACGATGTGCAGTCGGGCGTGCTGAGCATCCTGCAGCGCGAGATCAACGTGCTCGACCTGATCCCGCGACTGGGCACCGAGTCGGACACGATCGAGTACGTCCGCGAGGACACGTTCACCAATAACGCGGCGATGGTCGCCGAGGCCACCGCGACCACGGGCACCACGGGTACGAAGCCCGAGTCGGTGCTGGCCTACAGCACTCAGACGGCGCCCGTCAGGACCCTGGCGCACTGGATCCCGGTCACCAACAAAACGCTCAGTGACGCGCCCCAGATCCGCGGCATCATCAACAGTCGTCTGCTGCTCGGCCTGACGCTCGCGCTCGAGACTCAGGTGTTAACCGGCGACGGCACAGGTGAAAATTTCCTCGGGATTTTGAACGCCGGCATCAACGTGCGCGGTGTCGGCACCGACAGCGTGCTCGACGCCATCTTCAAGGCGCGCACCCAGGTCCGTGTGACGGGCAAGGCACGGCCGACCGCGGTGGTCATGCACCCGAACGACTGGGAAGCCGTGCGTCTCGCGCGTGAGAACAGCGCGACGGGCACGATGGGCGGCTATCTGATGGGTCCGCCGAGCATGACTGGTGCGAGCACGATGTGGGGCTTGCCGGTGGTCGAGTCCGAGGCGATCACGGTCGATACCGCGCTCGTCGGCGACTTCGGCATGGGCTGCACGCTGTTCGATCGCGAGCAGGCGGTCATCAGGATCGGGTTTATCAACGACCAGTTCATCAGGAACATGCAAACCATCCTGGCCGAGCTCCGCGCGGCGTTCGTCGTGTGGCGGCCAACGGCATTCACGAAGGTGACAGGCGTCTAAATGTCTGAAGATCCCAAGCCACCGCAGCCACCCGAGCCCGAACCCGAGGACGACAACGAAGAGGAGGGCGAGGACCCGGCCCCCCAGCCGACCCCGCCCGCCTGACGGGCTCATGGGCGAATACGTCGTCGGGAAGCTCTATCGCGCGGGTCCAGGTGGGGTCGTCATCACCTGGACGGATGGCAGCACCACGGCGTATTCGGCCCACGAGCTGATCTACCTCAAACGCACGCCGCTCGCCATCAAGGGCCGCATCTTCCGCTCGCGTCGCCGTGGGGTTGTTGAGTACGAGGCGCCGGCTCTGGTGCCTGAACGATGAGCTACGTCACCCTGGCCGAGTTCAAGGCCGCAATCACGATCGACGACACGGTCGACGACGCCGATCTGCAGCGAACGCTCGACGCCGCCACCCAGTGGATCGACTACTACACGGGCAGGACGTTCGCGACGGTCGGTACGAGCGCCGACGTCATGTACTTCCTGCCGAACGAGACGGATCGGCTCAGCGTGCCCGACCTCTCGGTCGGGATGTACCGCATCCCGGCCGGCGGCACCGACCCGCAGTCGCCGCACCACGAGGACGAGATCTACGTCGTGCTCGCCGGGAGGTCGACCTTCGTCGGCGA